ATTGCGGAGACTAAGGCAGCAGATCTTCTTGGTGCTAAATACATTCGACTTCTTCCTGATTGCACCTTGCCGACAAAAACATATGACATCTTGCGGCGGCGACTTTTGTGGGTGATGGAGTCATGCCCCCAAAGTGTTTTCATTCAGCAAAAGAATCAAAGGGCCCCAAGGGCACATGTATGTCACCAAGCATATTTCCGCCCGTACTTGAGCGAAGTAAATGGTGGCACCGTGTTCCCTTGCGATAGCGTGGTGCTCAACAACAACGACCACTGCTTCATTGACAAGTACGCTATATGCAAAGCGGAAGATGTGGGTAGGTTTTTGAATAGAAGGATCAGTATGACATTCAAACCCTGTGATGATTGTGGGGGATGCGTGTTTGCCGACACAGTTGATATGCTCGAAGAATGGACTAATCCAATAGAACATGAGGACTTTGTATGAACAATCCATGGGACAAATATGTAACGAGCTGGAGCAAGGAGCCAGGTGGTATGGTTCAGGCTTCTACGGAACGATGGGTGTACCCACTTGGCAATGTAGCATACAAAACGCAGGTGATGTGACATGTACGACGAAGACTACTTTGAGCATGGTGAAAAGAACGGGGTCAGCCTGTACACCGATTACCGATGGCTGCCTGAACTAACTATTCCCATGGCTGCACGTATGCTTGAATATTTGAGTATACGGGACACGGATACGGTGTTGGACTTTGGTTGCGCCAAGGGTTTTTTGGTGTATGCCATGCGGTTGTTGGGGCGGGAAGCCTATGGGTATGACATAAGCAAGTATGCTTGGGCACATGCGCACCCACCTGTGGCCGCACGTATTCACAATGACCTCGATTTGACGTTTGACCACCCGTGTGATTGGGTTGTGTGCAAAGATGTTTTGGAGCACGTAGAGAAGGCGGATTTGGTGCCACTACTTAGCCAATTGCGTAGCACCATAAGTAGGGGCTTCTTTGTTGTGCCGCTGGGCGATGGCAAACGCTACTGCATACCCGATTATGAAAAAGACGCTACCCATGTGATACGGGAGCCAATGGAGTGGTGGGCGGAACAGTTTGCCGCGGCCGGGTATACCTCACTTGTTTTCAGTTACGACGTGCCAGGCATCAAAGACAAGTGGGTACAGGTGCACCCGGAAGGCAATGGATTCTTTACGGTGGGCAGATAATCATGCGTGATATACAGCCATACACATTTGAGGGTGCCAAGCAACAGTGGGCCAAGCCCCCCGTTGACAATGTGGGGTATTTGAACAGCGAAGATCTCCTTGCCAAGCCTGACAAGGAACTCAAGGATCTGATTGCTGTTTTTGAGCACAACCGTTTTGACTTGGCCGGGTGGCGCAACTATCAAGATAAGTGGCGGACGCTCTTGGGCTTTGGCAGCATCACAGGCAAAACCATCATGGACTTCGGCTGTGGTGTGGGTTTGGAATCCTTATTGTACACGCAGCAAGGCAACAAAGTTTTCGCGGTGGACATAAGCCCAGTGAACCTCAAGTTGGCACAGCATGTGGCAGGGGTGCATGGTGTTATGTTGGAAGGGGCCGCGTTGTGTTCTGACAATGCCCCTTATTTCCCAACGCCACTATTTCCAATCGATGTGTTCCACGCCAATGGCGTACTACATCACACACCTCGCTTTCGGGAAATCCTTTTGCGAGTATGTGATGTTTTATCAAGTGATGGCTGGATTCAATTGATGCTTTATTCCGATAAGGGGTGGGAGTGGGCAACCGGTAATATGCCCAAGCCACGGACAAAAGCTATGGGCCACCCTGATTTTGATAGGTTTGTGACCGCCTTTGATGGGGTGGGCTTCTATGCCGACTGGTTCAGCGAGGACAAGATCAATTGGCTTGTTGGTGACTTCTTGGAACTAGTGAGTTTTGATTATGTAACTAGGTCAATCGAAAAGGGTTGGCAGGATCTATATTCAATTGTGAAACTGAGACCAAGATGATACCGAAGCAAATACATTTTATTTGGGTTGGGTGTGCCCTGCCTATGTGGGTGGAAACGAACATTCATCGTTGGCAAGAGCTGAACCCTGATTATGGCGTGCACTTGCATGGCGAAGAGGTTTTGGTCGATGAGTACCGGGACTTGTACGCACGCGTCACCGACAATTGTAGCAAGTCCGATCTCTTGCGCTTGTCCGTTTTGCGTGTGCATGGCGGTTGGTATTTTGATACGGACTTTGTGCCACTGCGCCCATTGGATGATGTGTATGCGGATTACAAATTGGAAGGGGATTTGTTTTTGACCAAGCAATGGGAGAAAGCACAGGACGGCAAGCATGTGGCCAATGGGATTATCGGGATTACCAAAGACAGCGGCGCCTGGGATGAGATAGACGGCCTTGTGGTACGGCAGTGCGCCAAGCCCTTGGTGCGGACGAGCTTTGGCCCTACCATGACAACCATGCTTGCGCACGGGTACCCATCAGTGGTGTTGGCCGCGGTAAAGGACTTTTATTACATCAGGTTCAACCCAAGGGGGCTTGCAAGGGAAGCATACAAGGATTTGGTGGGTACTGACTTTTCAGAAGTAATGCAGCGGGAGATTTTCGGGGTGCACCACCCATATGCTTTCCATATGTGGTGTGGCGGTAAGTACGGCGAGGAATTATGAAAAGGCTAGAAGTAACGAAGCAAGTCATCGAGAAGTGGACAGGTGAAAGCGGCGTCAAGGAGTTGTACCCACCCGGAAGCTCTTCTGACTTGGCCCCTGGGCGTGCAGGATTGCTCAGGACAGCTTGTAAAGGCTTGGTATGTGAGGTTGGATGCGGGAATGGTAGGGTGGCCACATGCTTTGAATCTGATGCGTATGTGGGGCTTGATATTAATCCGGCAGCGTTGGTCCTGGCACAAAAGAGACTTCCTGAACACAAGTTTTTGCGGGTGGAATATGAAGACCCTTACCCAAAGGCCGATACATACTTGTTTTACACTTGCCTGCTTCATGTACCTGATGAAGAACTGCCCAATGTGTTGACTAGGCTCAGCGGCCGGGTAGTGGTTTGCGAATCTATGGCTAGGTCTTTTCGCAAGACCGGTAAAGAATTTCAAAGGGATGCCGAGGAGTATATCGAATGGTTCAGCAGGTCCGGTTTTGAGCAGGTTAGCTGTGACAAACTTGACATTCCTAAGTTCCCATTCTTCGATAACATTTTGGTGATGGAGAAAAGGTAATGGCAGTACACAGTCCAGATTTTTATTACATTGATCCGTCAAAGACGGCTTCCCAGACCATCCAAGTGGTTTTGCGGGAATACTATTCTGCTGAGCCAGTTAAGCCCCCCATCATGGGTTGGGTGCCTAACAAAGAACAAGCTATCATCGTATCTGTTCGCAACCCGTACAGTAGAGTGGTCAGTTTGTGGTGGGCTACCTGTTGCCGTGGCGGGACATTTTATCGGTGGGAAAAATATTGTGATGGCATCTTATCTATGATCACTTGGCTGCGAGATAGGAAGTGGTTGCTGATGGCAGATGCCGCTGTGTTATCCTGTAGCCCTTGGAATTCAAACCTATGTTATACCATGACAGAATGGTGTTGTGGGTTGAAGCCCGATTACCTTATCCACCAAGAGACCATTGATGAGGATTTCCACAAACTTCCCTTTTCCTGTGGGTGGCCTGCAACCCTGCCAAAGATCAATGTCAAATTAGATACAGAAGAACGTAAACCAATTGAGGAGTATCTTACTCCCGATGTGATACAAGCAATCAATGAATGGTGCCACGATGATTTCGAACAGTTCGGTTATACAATGAGGAGGTCATAATGAAGGTTGGTTTTGTAGGGCTGGGCAAACTCGGGTTGCCATGCGCGACGTGTATTAGCATGAAGGGACATGATGTAATGGGTCACGATTTAGATCCAACAAGGATGAGCATCTTGCCCCAACCATATCAGGAAGCGGGCCCGGACGGTACTGGCAATTTCAATGATTGGCTTGGGCGTAGCGACATTCACTTTGGCACCTTGCAAGAGGTAGCCGATCATGCTGAGATTATTTTCGTAGCCGTACAAACACCACACAACCCAAAGTATGAGGGTGTGACCCCGTTGCCCGATGCCCGTGTTGATTTTGATTATGGTTGGCTGTGTGCCTGCATCAAAGAGTTGGCTGGCGTTGTTAGACGGTCCACCCCCATTGTTGTGATAAGTACATGCTTACCGGGTACCATGGCCAAGTATGTGAAACCCTTGCTCAATGCTCACATGCATTTGGTATACAATCCATTTTTCATTGCTATGGGTTCAACCATGCGGGACTTCCTCCACCCTGAGTTTATTTTGATGGGCACGGACAAGAATTTAGCGGTATTGGTCCCCATTGAAAAGTTTTATGGCACCATTACGGATGCCCATGTGCAGCGCATGAGCATTGAATCTGCTGAGCTTACCAAGGTGGCATACAACACCTTCATTTCCCTTAAGATAGCCTTTGCCAATACCTTGATGGAAATATGTAATCAAATACCGAATGCCGATGTGGATGAAGTAACCAATGCACTCAAACAAGCCACTACCCGGCTTATCAGTGGTGCCTACCTTAGTGGTGGCATGGGTGATGGTGGTGGTTGTCACCCACGGGACAACATAGCCATGTCTTGGTTGGCACAAACACGGGACTTGTCCTTTGATATCTTTGAAGCAGCCATGGCGTGCCGCCAAGAACAAGCACAGTACCTAGCCAACTTGATGATGGGCTCCCTTGTGCCACCCAACAAAATGCCCCTGGTGATTCTTGGATATGCTTTCAAGCCTGAGTCGAATTTGACGGTAGGCAGCCCGGCTTTGCTTGTGGCTAATTTGTTGGAGGGTATGGGAAAACAGTGTACTTGCATCGATCATCATGTGGTGCCGTTGGATGTATATAAGGATTTGCATGAAAGCGATGCTCCTTGTGTGATACTGATTGGCTGTAAGCACCCGGAGTATGCCACGTGGAAATTCCCAAAGGGCAGCATCGTGATAGATCCACATCGTTACATCCCCGACCAAGAGGGTGTGCTTGTGGATAGGTTGGGAGAGGGTAAATGAAACAGCCAATCCTCATAACAGGTTGCGCCCGCAGTGGCACGAGTATGGTAGCGGGCATCATGCACAAGTGCGGCGCCTTTGGTGGACGTACTACGGGGCCCACACATTGGAACAAACGTGGGCAGTATGAAAATGATGAGATTCGTGAGAATGTCATCAAGCCATATCTTGTATTGCATGGAGCCGATCCAAAAGGGCAGTACCCGTTGCCGGACCCCACAGCTTTGATGCCTGTGGGGAACCTGGCTGACAAAATTCACAGCATAATGAAGTGGCATGGGTACAAGGGCAACCGACCATGGTATTATAAAGGTGCCAAGCTCACCCTCATATGGTCCTTATGGCATGCCGCCTTTCCAAAAGCTAAGTGGCTAATAGTACGCCGCCCGGATGCGGATATTGTGAGTAGTTGTATGCATACAGCTTATATGAACAACAGGGACACGGAAGAAAGCTGGCAAGAGTGGGTTGAGCACCACAAGACACAATTTGCAGCAATGTCCGCGGCCGGATTGGATATGGTAGAAGTGTGGCCGGATAAATTCATGGAAGGCAACTTTCAAACCTTGGCCGAGTTTGTGCGTGGTGTGGGATTGTATTGGAATGACAAAACAGTACGAGCCTTTGTGAGCAAGGACTTGTGGGGGAAACATCATGGCTAATCGGGTAACAGTTGCGGATGTGAAATTGATCAAGGACATTGCTACTACGGTATTGGACCTTCAGGTTGAAGTGTTCATCACAAGTGCCAACATCTTAACCAACAACGTCAACACTGTGGGGGGTTTGACAGATGCTGACCTTCTGAAAGAAATCGAGCGGTGGTTAGCAGCACACTTTGTGAGCATATTAGACCCCCAGGCCAAAACAGAGAAGGCCGAAGAGGTAAGTGAGACAATCCAAGAAAAAGTGGACTTGCATTTCAACCAAACACGTTGGGGCCAGCAAGCCTTGGTATTGGATACCACAGGGTACCTTGATGGGTTGCAAGCCAAGGCGCTTAACGGTGGCGGTACTGTGGCTACGGTAGCCGTGTTGGGGTCTATCTAATGGCTATGCGGATACTCACAACGATGTTGACAAGTGATGGTACGTATTGGCCATCACCAAAGCCGGATGGTTTCGGTGGCATTACAACAAGCGTGCCGGTAGCCGTCAAAACGCGGTGGACAGAAAAGCAGGAGTTGGTGAAGTTGGCTGACGGCCGCGATCTTATATCTATCGCCAAGGTGAACGTAGATTTGGATTTGCAATTGACAAAGACGGGGGAAGGTTGGGGATGGTTGGCTAACACGGCTTTGACAGAGATACCCGCGGCCATACTTACCAACCCTCTGGCCAATGGTGCTTTTGAAATTAAGGCATATCGCAACTTGCCGACATTGCGTGGCACACAGTTTTTGAGGACAGCATGGCTGTAGTAGTACAAGGCAAATATAGTTTCGAGGTGTTTGGCCTGCAAAATGCCAATCGGGCACTTATGAAGAAGCTTGCCAAGGTTGGCGTGTTGACAAAGAAGGCTGTCATAGAAGGGGCCTTGATCATACAACGGCAAAGCCAAAAGAATACGCCGGTGGATACGGGTAACTTGAAAGCGGGACACTTTACTGTGTGGGATGGTGGTGGGATATCACAAGCGAGCTTTACGGGTAAGGATGCCAGCAAGCGTGTCAATGACCATTCAGTTGCAGTGCCCCATGTGCAAGCCATGGTTTCAAAGAGTAAGGTCCTACATGAGGCCATTGTAGGCGTGTCAGCCGAGTATGGCATCTTTGTGCATGAGGATACTGAGCAAAGCGATGGCGTCAAGTTTTTGGAGCGGGCGGTACAAACCAGCATACCCGCCGTTGTGGCCGTGGCGGTACGTGAGGAGAAGAAATTGTGAGTGTTGACCTAATAGTAAATCCGGTGACATTAGATATACGGGATGTGCTTGTTGGTGCCAATGAAGGCGAATGGGCGGGCACAGGCATCAACAAGTGGGCCATCAACATAGGTACGGAACCGGCTGATCCAATTTTATCAATCACCCTGTATGATTTTGATGCGTTACCGGCCAAGAGCATGAGTACTGATACGATTTTTGAAAAGGCACCGTTCCAAGTGCGCACGCGGCATGCGGATTACAATGCGGCATACCAAAAACTGATGTTGATTAAGCGTGTGCTCCTCAAGAAAACATATTGGGCTGTGGGTGGTGCCGCGTACAAACGCATCACGAAAGGGATTGGGCCATTTTACATGAAGCAAGATGAGCAAAGGCGCCACCGATGGGTGCAAACATTTGTAGCTCATAGGGAGTATAGTGAAGGCACAGATTAAACAACGAGGGGGCCTACATGGTACCGGGGCGGCCCGATACCGGTGTACAGGGGGCAAAATGCCGTCTCGGTATGGTTCTCAAGCAAATCAAGGGGGTATGTAATGCCACACGATGTAACAAAGACAGTACAGGCCAAACAAGCCATCTGGGAACATGCGGTTGCCTGTGGCTGGAGCATAGGTGCATACAATGCCCTCTACACAACCAAGGGCCCACGGGATACACGTGTGCGTCTCAATTTCAGGGACAAAGATGTACTTAAGTTTGAGCACAGCAGAGCACTTAACGATGAAGAATTAAAAGTGACACCGCACAAGGCTACCATATGGGAAGTTTTGGAAGTGGCACCATACAGTAAAGTGGAGCTTGTTACCGGTGGTATCAGCTTCCCAAAACCAAAGAGTAAAACCGTGCCCGCTAAAAAGGCGAGCCGGAGAAAAAAGAAGGAAGAGGGGTAAGCTATGTTTATCGGTACAGGCACCAGCATAACTTTCGACTCAGGGTTCCTTGGTGAGCTTCTGTCGATCTCACCACCGAATGCAAGTCGGGAAGCAATTGATGTATCACACATGGGTACATCGTTGAACCGTGCTAAACTCCCAAGCAAACTGACCAACTGGAATCAGTTGTCCGGTACAATGGGATATGACCCAAGTGAAGCACCGCCTATGACAAGCGATGCGGAAGCTATTGTCATCACGTTTGCGAACAGTGCCGCAACGACATGGTCATTCAGTGGCTTCATGACAGGGTTCGACCCTACCGTAGAACTGGAAGATAGGGCTGAGGCCGATTTCACTATTGAGGTGACCGGCGGCATTACTATCGCATAACAACGAAACCAACACAATGCACAAACCGAGGAGGGTCTAACCATGACCAATACAAAAGAAGATATGGGTAAAGTAGAAGTGGCGGACACGGATATGGGTAAGGTAGAAGTGGCAGAAAAGGCAGCAGCAGAAAAGGCAGCAAACTTGGTGGACATGAAAGTACTCACATACAGTGACATCATTGCAGTTGAAGACATAGGTGCCCCGGTAAAAGAAGAGGTACCGGAGTGGGGTGGTGCCGTACTGATTAGAAAGATGTCGGGGCGTGAGCGTGACAAGTTTGAGGAACAGTGCGTGCGGCAAACGCGGTCGAAGGCCTCAAACTTTACCGGGCTCAAGTGTTGGTTGCTTTCTAAGTGCCTGGTGGATGTGGAAGGTAAGAAGCTGTTCACCAAGCCGGTGGACATTGACCAGTTGAACAAAAAGAATGGGGAAGTAGTTGATCGTCTGTACATGCGAGCACAGGAGATCAATGGCATAGGCAAAAAGGGCGAGGACGCGGCTGAAAAAAACTTGCCGAGCGACCCGAGCGACAGTACTGGCTCGGACTCGCTAGACAGCTAGGCTACCCCGTATCAGTATTACAAGGATTGATGAGTAGTTATGAATTTACGGAATGGCATGTGTACGAGACCAAGTTTAGCCCAGGGGAACCCCTACGTGGGGATCTCCAGGCTGCACTTGTTGCACATACTGTTACCGATGCGCATCGGACAAAGGGCACTCGTTCAAAGATTAAGGATTATTTGCTCAGGTTCAAGCGTAGGACAGCGGCACAGGACCAAGGGGCTTTGCACGG